ATTTCCTATCTTTCACTTCAATATCAATCATATCGCCGACTATTGATATATAAATGCCTTTTTTCTCTAAAGCGGTAATTAATGTATCAATAATGTGTTCTAATCGTATATTTTCTTTTTGCACCGACTGATAGCGTCGGGCGTTTTCTTTCTTGTCATCATCCATTTGTCTACGCAATGTATCTATTTCTGCTTGTTGCGCTTCTTTTGCACTTTGCATGGCATCGATGGCACTTTTTAATGCGCCTTTTGCCGTATCTTCCGCTTTGCTCTTAGATTGCTTTTGAATATACCAACCCCCAACGAGTAAGGCGATGATGGTTAGAATTAAGCTAGGTATACCCGCAAACGCAGGAAGGGTTAATATTCCCATAGGATGAACTACTCATTCTTTAGTTTGTGGATTCACCGACGGTGGAAGTGCCTGAACCGCCGCCTCGATGGCAATGTCAATGGCCTCTGGAGGCGGAACTGGCAAATTAAACGCCTTGAACATCGTTGTGATTGATGCCACTGCAAGTGCCTTCTTGCCCGGATTACTTTCATATTGCTGTTCAACTTGAGCAACTGCTTGACGAGTAAACTGCTCTAATGCTGATCGCTGATTGTCTGGGAGCCTTTGCCTGAAAAGATGAGTCATAATAATGGCAATCCCGACGCATATCGGCACGCCAATTGTGGCAATAATGGTGTCTATGGTCGCTGTTGCCATTATGTCCTCCTATAGAATGAGATTTATTTAAACTATTCGCATGTGTTTAGTCGCCGGAACCAGGATCGGCAGGTAGTGTCACAACACCAGACGGTGAGCCATCGGTCGCCTGGATGACAGTTGTTGGAATGGTGAGAATCTGCATCCAATCAACTTCAGTGCCCCAATCCTCTGATTGCTGGTTGCTATCCCACAAAGCCTGAGCATCCGCTTGATTAACAAACAGGCTTAATTGTGGTGGGTTGCCAAGGCTGGCATACGTCTGTACGATGAGAAGATAGATTGTTTGTTCCATTTCAATACTCCTATACTCCGAAGATGAGAACTGGCCCGGTATGTGCTCCGGCTTGACTGCCAAGAAAGGCGATGCTATCACAGGCCGGGGACTGGGCAATGACTGCGCTTCCAACATTCGTAAGTGTTCCAAGTGTGCCAAAGGACGAAAATTGTTTGAGGGTAACAGGGGAACCGCTACTTGTCAGGTTAAATGAGCCGCTATCGCCTGTCATAACAAAACAAATGGATGAAATGGTGGTCGGAAATGGGATAAATTGGCTTCCAGCACTACCATTCCTGAAATTGTTTTGAATGATATAGAACATCTTACAGGTACCCGTCATGATTTCGTAAAGAGTTGCGGTACCGCTTGTTGAACCGGTGAGCACGTGTGCGCCGGGGTTTGCCTGGATTGCGCCGTTCATGACGAGTCCGAGCATCGTTGCCACGCCTGAGCCATTGGCGGTGATGTTTGGGTCAATCGAAAGACTGTTGAGTTGTTCAAGTACACCCTCAACATTATTGAACAGTGCAGCAGATAGCCCTGGTGCTGTTCCTGAGACAAAAGGCCCGGTGGGTGTATAGCCAGCAGAACCCATAGTTTTAACTCCTTGTATAAGTAAGATCCAGTGAAAATTGGATACTTTCGACGTTCGATTTAGGATTGTGGGAATAGAGCCCACGGGCAATCAAGATGCCTGTATTTCGTGCACTGGTTGCTGTCGAGCCACCAAAGAAGCCGACTTCCTCGATGTCATAGCTCACGGCCTCTCCAGGTGCGAGATACATTGTGATGACCAGTTCGCCAGTGGTCGCACTACTGAAGGCGGTTACGGGTTTACGAAACACCTCCGCGCCAAGGAGTGTATCCCCGGTGGTCGGTGTAGCGCTATTTGTTCCGAGTGCCACATAGGTGATCTTCGGACTGTTTGTGCCATGATTGCCGTCTCGTATCAGGTTCAGCCCGGCATCCGTGACCATAATGGCTGTCATGCATCCTCCTAGCAGGGAAACAATAAATCCGAGGGGTAGAGTGTTGGGCTTGGAATGGGACAACTATACGTGTTCACCGTCAAATCTGCTGAGACATCTATCCCACCATCGAAGGATGCCAACAACGTGACACTTTGTGCGACACCCACATTGATCGAGTCAGGGGGCGCTTGCTGCTTCAATGCCTTCGAAAAGAAATCTGTGTAACTAATATCATATGGACCAAGCACTGCTGTGATTGAGTAGTAAATATTCAATCCGTCGTACTGATCGCTGGCCGACACATCACTCACGAGCATCTGGACGTTGTTGAGGTCGTGCCATGGCATGTTGACGGTGACGAGTTGACCCTGAGCAAAGGTGCTATCTTGCGTCGTGAACTGTAACTGTGTCCCTTGTGTGGCGTAACGCGTGAGCAATTGTCCAGCCTCGCTGAGTCCATTATCGAGCGTGCTGATCGTGGCATCCTGCTGCACACTTTCGACGATACCAGTTGTGCCGTCTATCGATGCTGAAAAATCTACTTGTCCGGCGTCCTGAGCGATGATGACCGTGGGAAACTGTCCGATATAGATTACTTGCAGTGTGTCCGAGGTACTCAAAACGGTCCCGCTACTGTCCTGTGTGATTGTGGCGTCGCCCTTATTCCAGTAGAAGTCTTTCCCGCTATCTATGCCCTTGATCCCGACTGTTTTTGTAACCCCGTTGACTTTTACCGTTGGGACTGTACTGATGTCATAGCCCATTGTCCAGGATGTTGTGGAGCCATCGCCTTTTCGCGTCTCTGTCTGCTGCACAGTCTGCGTGGTAGCGCCCGTAATGTACTGCGTATTCCTATATGTCGGGTTAGCTCTGGTGACACTTGGCATGCTGACCTTGTAATCGATCGTGGTACCGTCCACGGTATTGCTGTTTATGACCGCTGTGTACGGTACGAACCATAACCGTTTATTGCAATCGATCTGCCAGTAGTACGGGATGCCTGACGAGCTGGCTGCCGTCACGAGCGCATCCATGGCCTGAGAGATGGTGCAATAGACGAAGGTGCATTCTGGAATAAAACCAACGTTACCGCCGGGGTATAAGTCGTCAGCAGGATAGAGATCATCGGCTGGCAGCGGCCCATCATAGATCTGGCCTACGCTGACGCCTTCCTCTGCAAGGATCATATTCAATAAACTTTGTGCGATCGCTCCGCACGATTGGTTTGTATAGGTAGCTGCCACCACACGTTTATCAGCGAGCCAGTGCTGATCGATGCACTGAATAGTATGGTTGAGCGTCTGCTGAAAGCCCGGCCGCTGTTCTTTTGGCTGGTTGACGTAGCCGCTGAATGCCAGATTACCGGTACGATCGTAGATAAAGATTTGCTGGTATTGCTGAAAATGCATGGTCGTGTCACTGTGTACAGTGAAACTAGCTGTGCTCCTCTTACCAATGGTTGAGTCTATCGTAAGACTACCTGCAACAATAAAGAGCTCCTGTCCATTCGAAACCACGGTATACGCGTCGCTAGGACCTCGTACAATGGTTCTCAGCGCGATACCAAGCATCGTTGGCTGTAACACCACCGTGCGCAGTACCATGCTCAGGATAGCCGCTGTTCTGGCTTTTGTGCGCAATGCGATGGATTTATTCTGCTGTGTGTTGACGAGCGTACGTAGCGCAAGACTCAGCTTAACCGCTGTGATCGCGATAAAAACATTCGTGCGCAATGCGATCGACATGATATGCCTGCTGGCCGCTATCGTGCGCAGTGCAAGACTCTTTTTGCTGCCAGCGCTGACCTTTGTTCTGAGAATCATGCTCTGTGTGTGTGGCGTGTTGACCAGCGTACGCAACACTGTGCTTTTATTCGCAGCTGTAACGAGCGTGGATGCCAGAAAGTTGTCAAAATTGACGGTATCACCAGTCGCGTTTTGAAAGCTTCCAATGCCGACATGACCCGCCGATGAGATGCCAGTATCTGTGTGTGTAAGATTATAGGACCCTGGTTCGCCCGTACCGTCCTGCCAATACTTCGCCTGGAGCGTACTTCCCTGAATGTGAAAACGTACCCAGTAGTATGTGTTGCTGGTGACAGTTGCTGTAGCCGTCGCGATACTACCAGTGAACGTCCCAGCCACCTTCTTATCGATGGTGATACTACCAGTACCAATGAAACATCTGTACCAATTGTTTGCATCGACGGCGCGTAAATAGATGCCAGAATCATTGTTGTTAAAGGCACTATTGGTCAGGCGCACCAGTACATCAACATCTGCAATCGTTCCACTGGAGAGATATTCTGCAAAGTCTCCAGAACTGCCGGTTGCGTGTCCTTCATTGCTGAGGATTGAGAGTGTGACTGTGCCGAATAAATTTGTCCACGTGTTGCCATCTGATGACGTGCCCCAACCCGATTGGTTTGCTCGCGAAAAAGTGTCCTGATGAAACACACTCATAATCGCACCCCCAGAGCCTCAACATTGAGCCTGCCGAGGGCTGGTACGTCAGGATGCCATGAACAGAAGTTGAACACATTGGTATGCATTTCAGGATACAAGCGACCCTGACGAGCATCCCAGATGGCTGCGACGCAATCGCCATCATCTGATGTGATGCTCCCGACGATCTGCGCTGTCTTTATTCGTTCGCCAGTAAAGAGTGCAGCGATACCTTGGTTGAGCTGAAATGCACCATATGGCCTGATTACAGGAATGCTCACATCACCTTGCGGCGTGTAGAGTGTGACTTCAACGACCTTCGCGAGATCGCCGGACGCAATAACATCCTCCAACCATTCCATGTGTCGCATACGACCCGCTAGAATGTCTGTGAAAAACTCAAGCTCACGTACCACACGGCCACTTGATAGGCGTGCGTGCCAATAGGATTGTCCTGATGCTAATGTCGTGATCTCTCTGAGTAGTTTCATGCGGTTAAATCCACGAATAACTTATGCCCAGCACAGGAAGCAATGTTCCACCGGTGAGATTTGCCCCCAGGTATAAAGCAATCAGAAAATTCCAGGTCCAGGCAGTTGCTGCCTGTGGTGTACCTGCATTCTGAATATATTGTGTTGCTGCCTGTAGACTGGTCCAGCTCCCCCATGCACCTTGTGAAGGTGATGATGCTCCCGCTGATCCTGATGTGGCGGTTGGATTGCTCCCCATATTGCTTGAAGGATTATCGGCAGTACCGCCCGAAGTGAGACCAACACCATAAGCAACGGCCTTGAGATAACTGGTATTCGATGTATCAGAACTACCGTTGATAATGCCACTTCCATCTCCAGAGCCAGCAATAGGTTGAGTACCAGGACTTGCAGAGGGATAAGTATTATTGCGCCACGCTGAGATGATAGGTGCGGCAGCCAGCGTGCCGGTATTATCGGCATTGATGCGACACTGGTTGTAGTGAGATCCTGTGCCGTCATAGGTTGTGATAGTATGACCGGTCGTATCAGCAGAGAAGGCATACATTTTATCAATAAGCAATGTGCCCGATGATGGCTTTGTGATGGATGGCCACGCAGAGCTACTGGTGCTTGTTG